ATAACTGTTACCGGTTACCCCGTTGCCATCCACATTGGTTAATTTCTTAGAACCCGCTGGGCCTAATAAGTGCGCCGCGGCGACTGCACCAAATTTATCCTTGATGTCTTTTGCTCCGGTATATCGACTACCTAATTGTCTAATTTGACTGTTAGTATAAGCTGCCCAAGCATTGTGCTGCAATTGGCGATCTGCCAAGAATTTCGATTTTGATAAACCATTATTCCAGTTTGCAGGATTTTCTAAACCTCTGTTGCTAGTACCTCGTTTAACTAACCCAGCTTCAACCAATGCGGCAGCACCCATTTGGAACTCCCCCAAATATCCGTCCGGATTGACCACCGNAGTTTGTTGCATGTTCATACCGGTTATGGTTGGCCCTAGATAAGTCCATCCTGGTTTGTTCTCTGCTTGTTTGATCTTACGCATACCACGAGCATCTGCTCCTTTAGCGTTCGGATCACACGCATCATCCACTTTGTTACCTTGTGTTTCATCATTAGGAGCGTTGGCCTCTTCACAATTTCCATCGTGTGGAACTGCTTGAACCCCAAGACCACAAACCATTTGAATAGGAACTTCTTTACCGGAAGCTTTCAAGCATTGGTAACGTTCCGGAGACATCTTAGTTTCACAAACTTTAAACGGTTCTTTGGTACCGTTACGGTCGATATAGATGTTTTTAGCTTCATCTACTAACTTAGCCATTTCCTCTTCTAAAGTGCTTAGATCATTTTGAGGTGGCAAGTCTTTATTACAAGAAGTATTACCTTTATCATCCGTTTGAGGTTTACACTCTTTATTCTTCTTGTTTTGGGAATTGAAAGTACCGTTAAATTTAGAACCTGGGCTACTACAATAGCAAATATTTGGAGCGAATAATCCTTGAGCCGTAAGATGACCGTTTACGGTAACATTACTATCAATGATCGTTTCGCATTTGTCTAAAGTGATTTTAGCACAGCCAGAAGAAAGAACCAGTTTGCCATCACATTCCATTACGATTTCCGGACCGCAAGGGGTACCCAAACGGATTCTTCGGTTAGCATCATCTAAGTGAAGTTCGAAACCATTCGGAGTTTTGATGTGAACTTGAGGATTGGCATCATCCATTTTGAATGAGTTGCCCGCAGGAGTATTGAACATCCAAACTTTTCCGTAATTATCCCCTTTGGCATCTGGATTGAAATCGCTGTTTTCAGGACTTACATCTCCTGGACTATCGGTATCGTGTCCCACGAAGACTCCAACGATTACAGGGCACTGTATATCCTGTTGTTCAAATTGAACCCAGACCGTAGTGCCTACCTGGATTACCCCACTATATCCCACGCCCTTATGGAGCGCGAAGGCGGTCGATCCTGCAGTCTCTGCCCACGGCAGATTATCGTCAGCTTCTTGGTGCATCCCCCAGACGTAAACACGACAGCGTCCTCGCTGCATGGGATCCTGGTTATCAATAACCGTACCTCTTAACAATGACATATTTCGTTAGCTCCTTTTGTTTAACGAGTTTAATAAGTTTAATATTTAATTGATGATTTTGTTATAATAAACATACTCAAATTTTTTTTCAGAGTTGTAAAGTTTTGGTAACCGAAACTCGAAAAGTTCAAAATAAAAAACTCGAAATTCTCGATTGTACACTATAGTGTAAGTTTCGAAGATATCGAGATTTTTAATTTGATTGATGATTTTATTATAATAAACATCACTACACTACCACACTTTAGTGTAGATTTTGAAATTTTTGAAATCATACTCTCAAAGTTTCGGTTACCAAAAGTCGAAAGGTCAAAAAAAAAAACAAAAAAAGCGAGAATACCAGACTCCAACAAAGTTGGAATCATAATGGTAATTCTCGCAATACTCAGGAGGTATTCTTTTTCGCTGTTTAGATAGCGTTACACATCATCTGGAATATCTTTAACTTGTAAGAAGTCTCTTACCGGATCGTAAGTAATCTCATCCCCGTCGATTTTTTCTAATCGAACTAATCTATTCCATCGAGCAATTCGCATAGCCGGAGTCATCCAGTCATTTCGACGATCGTCGGTATCTGGGAGATATAATTGATCACAAACAATTTTGTTCTCTAAATAATCTTCCGCTCTGGCTCCAAGTTTAATCAATTCATCAATTTGCGGTTTGGTTAAATTATCGAATTTCTTAACCCAGTTAGCATCCGGAAGCGGTAACAGACCTTTACGAGCTTGTTTTACGATGAACGCCGCATCTTCCATTTTCTTAACTTGATTCAATCCGTGTTTAACTAATTCATCAAAGTCAAAAGTTACCGGAACGTCGGTAGGTTCATAATCTAAATGCCATTGTTGTTCTTTCAACGTCGGATCAAACAATTCTTCTTCACGTCGTTTAGCTTCAAATTCTTCACGACGTTTGTGGAATTCTTCCCCAAAGACTTCCTTATGTTGAGCTCTGTTAGCTGGTTGTAATTCATTGCTGAACATCGCTAAATCTTCTAATCCAGCTTTTCTTCGCGCATCGCGAATTTTCTTTTGCTCTTCCAATTTGATGAACTCTTCTTCTGCTCGCGGAGCTCCAAAGCTCGCAAAAACCGCTTGCTGCTCGATCATATTGTCTAAATGACCGCGACCGGTTTGTTTATCGTGTTCATAACGCGCATCGAATTTTTTAGTCATATTGTTCAACAAGGTTTGTTGACGTTGTTCGCGATCTTTACCGACTTCTTTAGTTTCTTCTTGAGCACGCTCTAATTTCTCTAAAGCTTCGGTAAGTTTTGAAGAACCTAAAGCCCATTGACGCATAACACCCTCAACCCAACGATCTTCTTGAGTTTTCTTCTGATATTGTTGACGCCATTTGATCGCTTTCTTAAACAAACCAACTTCTAAACCTTGATCTTTGAATTCCAATTCCAGTTCTTTTTGCTCGGTTTTGAGTTGTTGCATTCTGGTTTGAATGTTCATCCAGCGTTCCGCAAACTCATCAAAAGATTGTTTAGCTTCACGTTCTTGTTCAAGAACTTGACTTACCGTTTGACCTTCTTCATTAACACCAAATTCGTTAAAGGTAGTCATAGCGTGCTGACTCGGAATTTTGTTACCTAGGTCATCAATGGTGTAGAATGGTTGATCGAACTGAGAACTGTTGATCTCTACAGATGGGGCTTTGCCGTGTGTAAACACTAAATCTTCTAATTCGCGAGCTTCCGGGTCTTTTGCCAGTTGCTCTTCGCTAAAGAAAGTATTCTTAGTATGAAGATCATGTACCGGAACTACTTTAGGTTTTAGTAATTCCGGATCTTTTACATTTGGTAGGTCTAAATCTTGCGGTTCGTGTGACATCTGTTACTCCTAATTAATTCGATATTTTATAATTTTGATTTGATGTAAATTTTTGCTTGAATGGATGATTTAATATTATAACTAAATTCATCCAAATTTCCTAACTGAACAATATCATTATAATCTTTAATCCCGGAAAGGTCAACATTTTTTGATAAAATTTCAAAAACTTTCCAATGTTGGGTTCTTGGATTATTGAGATGGGCTAACATCCCTTTATAACCAGCAGAATCTCGGTCAAAGCACATCACCACTTCGAAATCTTTCAAAGCTTCTTGCATTTCCGCTGACGCGGCGACTCCCAAAACCGCCCCAACATTTTTGAAACCAAAGAGTTCTCTTAAACTCAACGCATCGAAAATACTTTCTGCGATGTAAACCGGTTCATCCTCACCCGGTTCTGCTCGGATATCCAACCAAAACTTTTGAACGGTGTCATCTACCAACCAAATAAAGAATCTTTTCTCTTGCAAAAATCGAATCCAAACTCCTTGTAGTTGCCCAATTCTGTTACGCATTGGAATTACAATAGAATCTGGAACCTGATATTCCTTACCCCGATAATTGAACGATCCTTCGAAATCATAAGCTTCCAAATCCACAGACAATCCACGGGATTTGAGATATTCTCCGGCAGGAGAGTTTTCGGTTACGCGATTTTGTAACAAAGGACTAAACTTCGATCTTTGAATCATTAACCGAAGGTTATGTTTGAACTCTGCTAATTTTTGACTGATATCCATTATTTGATTAACCCTAATTTACGGAAATGTTCCAACGTTTTATGAAAGGTATCTTCCAATTGGGTTGTTTTGGTAATATCGATACCTTCTTCATATTCTTGTATTAACCAGAAGAATGCACCATATTGAGATTCGTCCATTTTGGATGGCTTAACATCTAAAGAGATCTCCGCCAAAACAAACTCTTCATCTAAAATAGGCTCGTACACGAACATGGTTACCACGCCGCGATCTTCACTTAAACATAATTCCGCATCATGCGTTACACGCAAAATTCCGTGGTTCCAATGAACATCTAAAGTTCTAACCCCTTCCGGTTTGTAAGTAGTGATATTTGAATAAGCCATTTTGAATCTCCTGATTAACTTA